AGCAACTCAACGTACTTCTCGTTTGTATCAAGATCAAACGCTGACATCATGGCAAAGATAAAATAGCCTATTAGGATCGCTATAAGGGTCATAGGGCGAATGTTTTTGGAGAGCCATGAGTCAGACCTCATGTCGTTCTCTTGACGCTTGGTGAGTTCGCCCTGCTCTTGCATATCGGCTTGCATCTTGGCGAGTTCGCCATTCTGCTGCATTTGCATTAACTCAAGTTGCGCTTTGGCTTTTTGTTCAGGATCGGGAAAAAACTTATCCAAAATCTTCATGCCAACGCCAAGCACATCCATGAGTGGAAACATTATTTGTCTGCCTTGGCTTCAAGTTTATCGAACAAGCGGTCGAGCAACATCTCAACGCGGTCAAAGCGTTTGTCCATCTCAGACTTAATTGTGTCGATCTCGGATTTCTTGACATACGCGTCGCTGACGTGCAACTTGAGATCAGCAATGTCAGTCTTGAGTTCTTTGACTGAATCCCATAACTGACGACAAAACCAACCGCCTACCGCGAGTAGACCACCGGCACCTAAGTTGATGAAGTTTTGCCAATCCATGTTACGGCCTCAGGTTGTTGCGATTACGGTTAGCAGTCAAATTGTTAGTGCGGTCTACTGATGATTGAACGCCTACGGTAGCTACACCAGGGTTCCATTCGCTGCTGTTTTTTAAAATCCTAAACACTTTGTTGCGTTCGCTCGTTGGCAATTCGCCCAACATTTCTGCTGCGCTTTTGCCTGAAATCATACCCTTTTCAAACGCGGCAAAAGTTTTTTCATTTACTTGACCGCGAAGTATTTTTAATGCTGTATTAAGTGTAGTAATACTTTTATCAAAAAATGCAGGGAAGCCTTGTATTTTAGATTCAGACATATTCATAATACGCGCTAATGCTGCTCTAGCTTCACTAGCGGATTCTTTAACCGCAATGTCGCGCTCAAGTTGACTGGCAATACTTTCTAGTTGACCTGACTTGCGCCCCATTTCTTTAAAAATATTATCGCTGCCATACCCAAAAATATCTTCAATTGCTTTTTTGTCATCACCGCGTACAAGTTTAAGAAAACCGGCTTTGTCGCCTTTAAATTTGTCCAACGCTAATGCAGCTAAACGTTGTTGTCCAAGTTCGTGCATACCTGTTTCAAAAGTTTGCAAATAGCGATTCCAACCAGTACCGCCAGCATCAATAATTGCGTCGTCAATAGGTTTTTTAATTGATGCCAACACGTCAGCGGTTAATTTTTGTTTAGCTGAAGGGTCAAGAGTGCCGTACATTTCATCAATTCTTTGGCTAATGCCCGCTTTACGCATACTGTAAAGCGCGCGCGCGTCAGCTACGCCGCCATTGGCGCTAACTGCGCCGGTAAAGTCATCCCTTAATCCACGCAAAACATTGAGTAATTGCGTTTGCCCGTATAAGTTAGGGTCTGCTAACTTAGAATCAATTGTGGCAAGAATTGGGTTAATGTTAAGCGGTTTGAGTCCATAATCTGCAAGACTTCCCATTTGTCGTTGCAAAAAGTCGCGTTCGGCTTGGCGTTGCGCTTTAATGACACCCATCGTGTCGGCTACAACGCCTGATTCAACCGCGCGTTCAGCGTTTAACGTAGCGCTTGGTGAAATGCGCGGTAACCCTGCTTGTGTAGCTACAGCCATTGGCTGTGGGATGCCTGTGCCGCCTATTGGCGACGGAAACGCATTAGGGTAAGTGGGCGTACCCATAGTTGCGGGCAATACACCGCCACGCGCAAGATTAGTTTGTTGCGCTACGTTTGTCGCCGCTTGCCCTTGGCTTTGCAACGCATCAACCATAGACGCTTCTTTTTGAGCAATGTACGGCTCAAGGCGTCGAGCAGTTTGAGTATATTGGTTAGATGCCTGTAAATTTATATCCCGCATTGGCGTTGTTACATCATTTAAAGCATTTTTACCGGCTCTTAATGATTCAGCAACTTCAGTTTGAGTGCGACCGCCAGCCATAGCGATCAACATATTTTTTTGTTCTTGCGTTTGCGCGCGGGCTAACCGCCGGTACGCTTCACTGATACTGCTTTGCTCCGCGAGTACACCAAGCGACATAAAAGGTGCTGCATCAATTCCCGCCTCTTGCAACGCTTGCACGGCGGTAATGCCTGGTCGGGCTTGTTGCAACGCAAGCGTTGCGGGAATCAGTTGGTCACCCAACGCAGTCTTGGCAATTCGCGCGGCTTTAATATCCCCCGCACGACCGGAAAGCAAGTCAATTACGCGGCCCGCACCGGTCACACCCGCTTTAACAAACGGCGCTGCCACAGTAGGGATCGCCGCACCAACAAGAACGCCCGTACCTGTATCTTCAGGGTTGGTAATGACGGTGCTTAAGCCACCAAGTGTGCCCCCACCAATGGCGCGCGCAGCCCCTTCGGCGACTACATCTTTAGCCGTGTAGCTTGGTAATCCGGTAATAGGTTTAATTGGGCCTGTGGGGCCAAGACCGGTTCTAAAACCGCCAGTAGATATAGACTCGGCAACCGGCGTAATAAACCGCGTAAATGAAGGTACATATGGTGCAATAGCTTTAAGACCCGCGCCTACTATGCCACCTATAGGCATTGTTATTGCCACATCACTAGCCAAACCACCCATGCTAGTTGCAGCGGGGTAGCGCGCGCGGTCTTCGCCAACAAGTATTTCGTCGGCTAATGCTGGTACACGTTTGCCTGCATCTTGTATTCGTTGACCAGTTTGCTTGCCGCCAAGAGCTTCAACACCTTTGCCTACAAACTCAACTATGTTGCCGCCGGTGCCAATTGTTTTTGATAGCGCCGCCCTGCTTGCCGCGTCAATATTCCCGCGAAAGTTTTTTTGCGAAATATCAAACGCTTCGCGCGCAGTTGTAGCGGTTTTCATTTCCGCTGCCGTGTCTTGCGCGGCGGTACGCGTTTTAGGCATACCTTCGCCAGATTGCATTTTACGGATTGCATCGGCAAACAATTGAGCGTCTGCGGTATTACCCGCCGCGTCTGCTTGCAAAAAAGCTGAACTGAGTTGTTCAAGAGTGACCATGATTATTTTTTCGCTGGGTATCTTTTGAGGGCTTCAGCAATCGCAGGGTCAATAGTTATATCTCCGGTGCTTTTTGCTGATTTGGGGTATGGCACTCCCGCTGTACGCGCCGCGCGTTCCATAACATCTTCCCAAGCTGCTAATCTTACACTTACTGGTTTATTAGGGTTAGCTACGTCGCCTAATTTAGACAACATAAATATCCGGTCGTCGTTAGAAAAGCCAGCACCTAAACTTCCGTTAGGTGCAAGATCAAGAGTAAGTTGGTTGGCGCGAGTTTCCAACTTAGCAATAGCTTGCGCGCCTTCCGTTCCCCAACCGACTGATGACGCTATTTTGGAAAGAGCATTTGCGCCTAACCCGCTAGTTGATTTTTCAATTAACTGTGATATTTCATTAGACCCAGTTTTAGGATCAAAGCCAGCAACTTTAAGGGCTTGATTAGCAGCACGTTTTTGAACAGCTTCTTGTAGCGCAGGGGTTTCAACAACTTTTCCTTGTGGGTTTTCCGCTGTTGGGGGGTACATAAATACACCGGCTTTTTCATTCCATACAGGTTTTTCTTCAACCATCAATGGATTGGTTACAGGTGGACGTGTTTTAGGAACAGGTGTAGTAGCCACAACAGGTGGATTACGTAACGCATTTACAGATGGCGCAGCTAATGTGTTTGGCGCGGTGGGGCCGCCGCCACCGCCGGTAACCACCCCGCCGTTAGTAGATGTGTCAGGCAGGTTTGTAATAGGGCCAATGGTTACAGTTCCACTTTTATTGTCGTAAGGGTCTTGAGCTTCGCGGAATTCACCGGTGCGACTGTTTTGTTGCAGAACACGCCGCCCAACAATAACATTTGACCAGGTACCTTCTTGATCCATTTTTAAACGTTGCCGTGCAGTTTCAGCTTGTTGATAACTTGCGCCCGAACTTACGTCCGTGTTACGGCGCGATGTTTGATCTTGCATCTTAGCTTGCGCGGTGATAGCTGCGTTAACGCCTAAAGTTGCGTATTCTTTAATGCGACCAGGCTCGGCTTCAAGTTTGGCAAGCATTGCTGCTGCTTTGTCAGGGGGTAAAACACCCGTTGATACAAGATGGCTAAACGTATTTCTAGCGTAATCAAGGGTAGGGTTTTGCACCAAACCACCTAGCGCAGACCCTAACACTTCGTTAATTTTAATGCCCGTTTCAACACCTTTTTGCCGTTGCTCAAGGTCTTTACCGCGCAAGTCAAACGCAAGTTTAGGGTTAATTGCCGCAATACGTTTAAACGCGGCAGGGTCGTTAATGTCGGTACCTTGCGAGAACGCGTCGCGCAACGCATTTTGCGAATCATACTCTTGCTGCGCTTGCCGAATCTGCATCATTTGCCCCATTTGGGCAAGCATATTGGGCTGCTCTACAGGCTTAATGCCTAGCGCAATGTTGGTGTCGAGTGCCATAATTTAATCCTTAACCAATCACATGAAACGGGTGTCTTGTGGCAAATCACCATAACCGGTTAACGGTGTTGATGCGGGAGTTTTTCTATTCAGCAAACTATTAACGTAGTAAGTGTTGGCAAGATTGCTGATGCCGCTCAACCCTTGGTTAAACGCGTTTGCTCCACCGACAATGCCCGACGCTTGAGCGTTAGCCGCACCGGTTAGCGCGTTGGTAGCGTTCGTACCGTAAGCGCCCAACACACCTGTTGTGCCCTGACCGTAAGCGCCGTAGGCTTGATTTGCTGCTTGGCCTTGATTGCCGTAAATTCCCGACGCGCCTTGACCAAATGCGCCGTAAGCTGCGTTGTTTGCACCAAACGCTTGACCGCCAGCGCTGCCATAGTTGGCAGTTGCTTGGCCTTGCATAGCCGCAGCACTTTGACCGGCAGCAGCGCCCGTTTGAAAGGGCGACAAGGTGTTGCCACGGATAGTTTGGTAACGGTTAAACGCGTTGCCGTACTCTTGCGAGGCTGCTTCTTGCCCGTACATTTGTGAGGCTTTGAGAGCATTACCTGAAATCAAACCACCTCGAGCAGCCGCTTGACGATCAACGGCTTTCAAACCTTCGTTTAATCGAAAAGCGTAGCCAGGATCAATCCCTGCTTTAAACATTTCAGGCGTAAAGTCAGCCGTTCTAAAACGACCGTAGTCTGCTGCGCCTGTATTGCCGCCAATGCCCAATAGTGTATTGAGTTGGTTAAGGTTGGCGGTGCCTGACTCGCGGTACGGCGCAAAGTCGGCGCGCTGTTGCTCATATATTTGCTTTTGAAAGGCTAACCCTTCGGCGGTCTGCGCTAATTGTTGCGTTAACGCATCGCGCTGGGCAACAAGTTGTTTATCGACCGTTGCGCCTTGAGCAGCAATTTGTCGATCCAACGCTTCTTTTTGTGCGGCAAGCTGTTGTTGCGAAATCTGATATGACAGTTGCCCTGATTCTCTTGCGGCTTCGGCCTGCGTGTTTGCAGCGTCGCGAGAGGCGCGCGCGCTATTTGCGCTGCCTAATAACCCCGCGCCCGCGCTAATTACCGATCCAACAATAACTCCAGCCATATCAATTCTCCGTTAATAGCATTCTAACGCCGTTGTTGTGCGCTAGGGCTAGTCTTTTATCTAGCATCCCGCACTCGGGGATAACGTAAATTCTGTCTTCAATTTCATCAATATCGGTGCAATTGTCGGGGTTGTTGTAAATATCTACCCATACAACTTCATCTTCAAATGCGTGTGCAACACGACGTTCGCCAATTGGCGCATCAAACTCTACAGGAGCAGTCAAAGTGTGAACCACATCACCAATATTAAACGCAACCGTGCCTTTCTCAATTCTGACTTTGTACGGCGTTTTATGCTTTGCACCGATCATTACTGTCCAAGCGGGAGCAATAATCTTGCGAATGTACTTGCCCTCCTCAAACGAATGAATTGTCTTAATGTCAGCTTGAGGCATTTTCAAAAGCTCGTCTTGCAGCACGTCGATCTTGCGCTGCAAAGTAGGCTTTAAAAAGTCAAGGTTAAAGGTTACTTTCACGTCACCAAACTCCCTGACGTTGTAAACACATGGATCGAATAGCCCGCCACAAGCGAGTAGGTGCCGCCCGTCATGCGTCGAGGGCCAAGGTAGCGTACCGCAGCAATACCTGACCCGCCGTTTGTGTTGTTAGCTCCACCGCCGCCACCGGTATTGACTGCGCCATTTGTGGCGCCCGTGCCTCCACCGCCTTGACCGTCGCCACCCCCGCCCGTACCACCAGGGGTTATGCCCGCACCGCCCGAGCCCCAACCGCTACCACCGCCGCCATAAAAGGTTGCGCTGCCGGTTACCGAGCTAGATACGCCAGTACCGCCGTTTGGCCCCGACCCTGCTGCACCCGCACCGCCACCACCTCCACCAAACACGTTGCTTGGGGCTGAAGCCGCTGCACCGGAATTACCTTGCCCAGCCGTTCCCGCTGCTGCGGCACTTGTGTTGGCGCTTGTGTCAATACCACCGCCACCGCCCGAGCCGCCTACTGTGGCGTTTTGGGGCACACCTGCGTTAACCGCGCCGCCCGCGCCACCACCAACTGCCACAAGCGTTTGAATGGATGAATTGCTACCGTTCGCGTTAGTGCCACCACCTGCGCCAATCGTTACGGTGTAAGTCGTATTGGTGTTGATGGCGATTGTACTGGCTAACACACCGCCTGCGCCTCCACCACCACCGTTTATTGAACCGCTACCGCCGCCGCCCGCAACGACAAGATACTCGATGCTAATGCGGGAGTTGGTTTCAAAACCAAACGCCCCCGCTGCGGCAACGCCAATGGTAGCTATGCGTGGCATTTATGCGTACCTCGTTTGCGACGCAAGCACTGTGAAAGTAGCCGCCGCAGTTTTAACAATTGCGTAGGTGTAGGCATCAATCGAATTGACGCTACCGGCGTTAGGTGTAATGCCGCCTTGCCACTTAGGTGTAACAGATGTGCCGTCAATGGTGACCGCGCTGTTGTAGTAGGCGGTCGCACCTTGAGTGGCTAGGAAAGTCACCGTAATGGTTTGACCGATCGACATCAAGCTATTTAGCGTTGCCGAGGATGTTGACCTAAAGTTAAGCGTCCAGTTGGCAGTTGCGTTGGTCGTGTAGTACACAATGGATTGTGTGCTGACGTCGTAATTGATTGTGCCGGTGGCAGCAGTTGCCGAAACAGCAGTTGGCTCAGAGATGAACCTAAAGTTGTTGTTGGTGACGTTAAGCAATTGAAATTGCGTACCGTCGTACTCAATGTAGGTAACCGCCCCTGCTTGAATGTCGCCCGCCGATAACGCCAATGTTCCAAACTTGGTAATTGACTTAACGCCTAGCGTGTCGATGTCAATCGTGACCGCGCCGGTGTTGGTGTTCTGCGCGATAAAGCTGTATTGTGCGCCCGCAGCATAACCAGTTAATGCAGGGGTAGCCAAACCGGTTAGCGCGTTTGTACCGGCAACAGTAATTAGGTTACTGAAAGTCGTAGTGTCGTTAATTGCGGGAATACTGTCGTACGACCCGATCTGAACAAAAGCCGAGGTTTTCAGCACAAACTTGTACAGCACCCCGCCGTCTAGCCAAATCTCGTCCGGTGTGCGCCCTGCCGCGTCCAACACAATTGGGTTGGTGTTGTTAGCGGTGCCCGCGCGCGACGTGTAAGTCGTAACTGGCGTGGTAGTGCCCGCATCGTAGCTGTACAGTAAGCCACCGGTAAGCGGGTCACCGTTTGAGTCAAAGAATTGCGCGCCCGCACCGGCAAAGGCTGAAAGATTGATCGACATTAGACTATCCCTGTAATGATGCCGTTGACGACCGTCACGGTTTTAGAATCGGCTGTGGTAAACGTACCGGACGCAGCACCCGTGCCCGCGCCTAATTGTTCGTACATTGAATTGATAAACCTAAACCACTCTCGCGAGATTAGACCCGTTGCGGGGTCTACGATTGGCACACGCGGTGCGGTGATTTGTGTGGGGGTCATGCTTTGGTTGCCGTCACATCAAGTTCAACCGCCATGATGGCAATCTTGACCGGATCGGTGCCTGAAAGCTCATATACCCGATCACGCAGTTTTAAAGTCATCCCAAGGCGACGCCAAATGACGCGTTTGAAATACTCGCCCACGCCGCCAATTGATTTCCAATGCTCGTTTGACCAAGTGTGACCGCCATCATCTGACCAGCGCAACATGACTTGAGGCTGAACAAAGTTATCCACAGCGTTGATGATTTCAATCTGATCGACAATGCCAAGTGAGCCTGATATGGTCAAAGGGCTCAAGTAGATGCGCCCTGGCACTTCAACCACACCTGGGAGCCCCACACCGGTTTCGCAATCTAGTTGCAACGAATGTTGGGCGGTGCGCTTAAAGTTATTAGTGCCGGTGGGCAGCGCCCGCCAAGAGCGCAACCACTTCTGAGTGCGTGGGCCATCTGAGTAAACGTCTAAATCAAAGGCATACAAGTTGCCGTTTTGATAGTCGCCTACGATAATTTCTTGATTAAACGACACTTGGCAATTGCTGCGGTGACGGCTAAAGTCGCCGTTAGTAAAACTTGCCCGCTCATGCCATGCCTGTGACGCCACATCAAACACCCAAGTCGCTTGCGCGGTGGGAAAAGTCAAGACATAAAACGCATGACCGTCTTGTTGGTATGTGTAGGCAATGGCGTCAGAGATGTCACCGTACTGCTGAATCTGCCACTCGACTGCGTGGGTGCTGATACGCACACCGGTGTAGCCTTGTGAGCGGTAAACAATCCCACGACCACGGTCATCCGAGCCTAACCAAAACAGCCCATTATCCAATTTGGCAACGGAAAATGTTGCAGCGCATCCAATCTCATTAAACGCACCTTGGATTCGTTGTAAGGGAAAACCCGCACCGGCTGCTGCTGCGTTGTACCAAACCTCAACCGAATTTGTACCAAACAGCCAAATCTCAGAATGGTCTGTAATGGAAGATACTAGATTGTCAGGATCGCCCTCTGCGCTTGCAAAATCAAGAGGGTCGATACTTAGTGGGTCAAGCAACGCGGTCGTCCATACGCGCTGGCTATCGGGCTCTATGAACACAAAATAGCCCGCAAGGTACGACACAGTCAATGCACCAGGGAAGTCAGGATCAGTAATCTCACCAAACGCGCTTGTCGTGGCGTTGTAAACAAAGCTCGGCCCATTGCAAGCAACAAACAAATGGTTACCGTCATCTGTCATCGACACCGGCCCATCATTGGCAACCGTGCCAAGTGTTGTGATGTTGTATTGGTCGTCAACTCTATAAAGCGTATTGCCTGACACAACGTAGGCGTAACCACCATATTGCCAAAGCCCCCGTACGGGGCCAGTACCAACCGCTTTAATCAAACGCAAGCCTGGCGCCCTGTTCAAGAACGCGGGCTCTTGACCACCCTCGGCAATCACCTCGGGAAACAAGTTGATCATACGGTTGTCGGCAGCGTTGACGCTGCGAGCCGTATATGCGGAGCCGAGGATAGGCGACTTCATTAATAATTACCGGCAAAGATGTTAAAGCGTTGGCGCGTTGCAACAATCGAATAAGGCAACGACATAATATCGTCAGGGTTGTTGATGCGTTTCAAGTTACGCTTGGAGTACATGGCAATGCGCGACACTTGGGGGCTAGGCTCAACACCAAACTCAGGTGCAATCTCACACGCCAAGTTATAGCGGAATGCTCGCAGATAGCCTGGCGGGAACGCTAAAGGCGTGGACAACAACGCAGCGGTAGTCAGTTCTTCGACCGACACAATGTGCCATTCCAATACCTTAGTAGGCACCGGATAGACGGTCATCGTAATGTCGGGGTAAGTCATGTTGACAAACATAACTTGCGGGTAAGTAGACGTCACGGTCTTAACCGCAATGCCGTTGTATTGCTGCTGATTGATCAGCTTAATGCCAAACGAAATGTTAGATGACGGGTCACGAAAGTAAGTCGAGTCATCTATCAGAATAGGGCGGTTGCCAACAAAGTCGCCCGTGGGGCCGAGCGTACGGGTAGCGAAATTTGGCAACCAAGAAAAGACTTGATCTTGGGTCGAAAACACCGCCAAGCGCTCGGTGTTCCATGAGTCAATCATTTGATTGAGTGCTGCTAACGCGTCGGTAGCGGTCGCCGCCGACGGTTCTTCACCTTCAGCCAGTTGACCGATTAGGCGTAGCGCCCCATTGATTTGATCACCGGCTGTGGTTGTAATCATACTTACTCCGTTTTACGACGTCGTTTTAGCTCATTCACAGGCGCAGCCTCTACTTTAGGCGCGTCTAAATTGTACACTTCCCACCCGTTTTGAACATCAGCTTCGGCTTCCGCTTGCATCGTAGCAACTTTAGTGCCGTGGGTTGGGTGTTTAAGATAAATTTGCATTCAAAATCCTTGTGCGAGGGGCGAGGATCACCCGCCCCTCTTTGCATTAACCTGCGACGCGCAAAGCGACGTAGGTATTCTCAGCGGTCTTGCGAACGCGCCAATTGCAAGAAGTGTTTGCCGAAACAGCAGCGGTGCCCACCAAAGTCACGCCGGTGTTAGCCGTGACCGTAGCAGCGTTTGTGCCACCGATGTTGATGATGAAAAAGTCAAAACAGCTATTGACTTTCATGCTTGGGAAGGCAGCTTCTAGAGCTGTGCCCAAAGGCATTGTTAAGGCAGCAGCAGCACCGTTATAAGTGATGATGCCGGTTGCCAATTCAGCAGCAGTCAGAGTGGCTGCGGCTGTTTTAGCTGTAGGAGTCACTTGCGTGACCATGTTAATTTCGGTTTCGTTGCCATCGCCTAATTGATAGCCACCTGCGCCGTTTGGAAGAACTGGCATGATGAATTTCCTTTAAAAAGTTGAGAAGAGGGGGCTTACGCCCCCACTCTGTTTAGCCCCACAAACGAACGGCGGTGACCGGACGAATTGCGTTAAAGCCGTACAAGACGTCCACACGGCAAGGCATACGGTCGTTGTTGATGTCGTACTGACGTACGATACGCAACGAAATACCGTTATGCACTTGGCGCGAAGCCATGTCCACACCTTGTGGCAACAGCAAGTCAGCAGTTGCCAACGTGATCGCATCTTTGTGATAGATCAAGTTTTGCGGGTAAGCTGTAGCTGAACCACCCAAGAACGTCAACGCGGCGCTAGCGGCTGGGAACGAATTCACAGTAGCCAAAGCGTTAGTTGAAGTAAAGATTGGTGGTTGAACCGACAACGTTGCTGTAGTTGTTGACGACACGTTAACGTCAGCAGTTACGACAAATTGCTGCAAAGCACCAGTTGTCTGACGGGTCTGTGGGTTGACTGCAAACACGTTGGCGATAGTGAACACGTCACCAATCTTGAACGTGGGTGAGCCGCTTGTGAAGCTGATGTCAATTGAAGTTGCACCTTGGGTAGTCACAGCAGTTGCCACGATTGGGGCAGTTGGTGTAACACCGGTTGTGTGCTGAACAATCGACTGCGACATATTGATCTCGTCTAAGCCCAATACGCCTTCGCCCATCATACCGTTTTTGAACTGACGGCTGATAGTACCGGTTGGGTTAAACAGACCTTTCAAGCCCTCGACCAAACCGGCGTTGGCGGCTGGGTTAACAGTCGCGTAACGTGGGTTCATGGGTGTGGCAAATTCGTTCAACTTCTGTTGTGCTTGGAGCAGAACCAAAGAAGTCGAAGGAGTTGAGCCAGGTGTACCCACCGAGTTGTAAATGCCTTTGTAGGCGGTTGCCACGTCAGCGTCAACGCTTGATGCCAACTGTGAAACGCGAGGCTTGAGAACGCGTTCTGCAAAGTCATCCAATTGCATGGTGAGTTCGGCAGAGGTGAAGTTCACGCCAATGTGCTTTTGACTTGAAACAGTCAAAGTTGTGAACTGTTCGTTGTCGTCCTGAACTTGCAGGGCGGCGCCGTCAGTTACCAATGCGCGATCGGGTAAGCGAATACGCAGGGTTGAACCAATTTTTGCGCCTTCAACGGCGAATGAATCGTCGTACTGACGATTGACGTTGCGACTGATCACCAAGTTGTTCTCGAGGATTTCGAGGGATTTACGGGTGATCATGTCAATGGTTAGAATGCTATTTGCCATGATAATTCCTAAAATAAGTTAGCGGAGGGTACGCGCTTCGTGCTTCTTTATCTGTCGCAATCTTTCTGCCTCAATCCACTCGGAAGTAGACATTGACTTGATAGAGCGTGGATCAGTCGTATCGTATGCCGGCGCGCCGGATGATCGTGCTGAAACAGGTGAAATAGGCGCTGGTGCGTTGGACGTCTTTTTGACCGGTGGGTTTGCGGCTAACTGAGCCTCAATCTTACCGATCTCTTTGGCTTGCATGATAGGCGAAAGACGTGAAATCCGTTCCGCTTCTCGGGGGTTTGCACCTAAGTGGTAAGCCACTTCGGGGCCGTTGTCCGAGGCCTGAATAGATTGGGCCATCACGGTAGTAATCGGCAAATTCGGGTTGTATGCGACTTGTTCAAAGTCCTCATACTTCGCACGAACTTCCTCTTCCTTGTCGTGATAGGTTTCGAGTATTTCAGCTTGTTGCTTGCGCTGCTCTCGCTCGGCTAGTTTTTGCTCCGCACGTTGTTCTGCCAATGCTTCGACATAATCTTCGTTTGAGGCAAACTGCTCGGGCGTGACCGGTGCTTGAGGCGCAACAGGTTGAACCGCTCTTTCCCTTTCCCACTTTCGCTGCTCGCGTGCGAGCCGCTTGCCGATGGCTGCGTCTAATTCCTCTTGTGAGAAAGTCTTAGGTGCTGCTTCGGGTACTTCCGGCGCAGATACTTCAACAACCGGTTCTGCCGTAACTTCCGGTGTCGGCGCGGGTACTTCCGCTGAACTTACTTCTTCTGACATTTGTAACTCCGAGGAGTCCTGGTGGATCGCACCAGTACGATTAGTATATTACTTAGACTATACGGGCGCAAGCACCCATGATTGAGTGGCTTCATCCCAATAGTAAAGTTTTCCGTCGGTAGGGTAGGGAACAGGTGCTTGCCACAAATACGTTTGAGTGTTCAAAATCCATGACGGATATGGTTGAGGTGCGTAAAACACACCGATTACGCCGTCTTGAATAACGGTCGTATCCAATGTGTAACCAATACCGGCGTAGTTTGCGCGCAACGGCACACCGCCGTCCGGTTGACCGTCGGGGCCGTAATGCACGTTGCCTCGAGTGTTGTATGAGGTTTGCCACCACATACTTGGATCGCCTTCTAAACCTGAGTCAATAAAATCTTGTTCAGCAGAAATTACTTCCCCAACAATGCCTTTGCCGTTTGTAAGCGTTGGTACTTTTGCAAAGTAACTCATGCTGTATAGCTCCCTGATGCGTTGTACGTTAATATGGTGTTTGACCCACTAGTCGTAACTGTTGGAGAACCTGTAGTTGTGCCTGAATAACTTGCGGTTGGCACAGAGAGGATCACAACGCCTGAACCGCCGTTACCCGCAGTGCCTGAAACACCTAAAGTTGAGTAACCACTACCGCCGCCACCACCGCCAAGATTTGCAGTTCCTGAAGTGCCATCACCTCCTTCCGACCCTGCTCCCCCACCACCTGTACCGCCAGTTCCAAAGCCGCCGCTTGAAGCAGTTTGACTTCCGCCACCGCCACCGCCAGCATAAGTTACGGAAGAACCCGAAATGCTTGACGCAGTTCCATTACCGCCGTTACCACTTGCATTCCCAGTTGCACCAGCAGAAGTTGCTCCACCACCGCCACCACCCTTTGTTGGGGGAGCAGTAGTTGCACCATTCCCACCGTTTGTTCCTTGAGCGGGGGATGTTGAGGGGGTGTTTCCAGTGCCGCCAGTGCCTAGATACCCTGCACCGCCACCTGACCCACCACTTAAACCATTTATTGTGTTTGGCGCGCCACCGCCGCCGCCCGCGGCTGAATAAGCATCAAAAACAGAACCTGTACCTGATGCACCGAGATTAGCAATGCCTAAACCACCCGCACCGCCCGCACCACCCGCACCAACAGTAATTGTGTATGTTGAAATAGGAGTGAGAGTTGCCGTACCAGTACGAAAGCCACCGGCGCCGCCGCCCCCGCCACGCAAAGAACCGCCACCGCCACCGCCCGCAACGACAAGATACGAAACGGAATACGGAGCTTTACCCCCTGCGGTTTGAAATATGCTGTGCGCGGCAAACATTAGTATGTGTACCCTTGTGAGGCTGTACCGTACCAGTTTGTGCCGTCAGCAACAAAAGCAAGAATGTCTAGCTTACCAACCGTTGCGGTAATAGTTGGCGCGCCAGCCGTACCCCATTTGACACCGGTAAAGGTTGCCGTTGTAGCTGTGCCTGATGCGGGTTGCTTGAGCAGCAAGGTAAACGACTTACCGGCGGTTGCTGTGGGCATTGTAAACGTACAAGCCGTGGCAGACGTCAATGTAGCCGTCAATATCGTACCGGCGGTAATTGCCAAGGTAGCAGATGCACCAACCGTGCCGCTTGCAACAATGGTTTCGGTGTATGCGGTAGGTACAAAACTAGTCGATGATGTCAGCGTAGTAAACGCGCCGGTGTTAGGTGTTGTAGACCCGATGGCTGGTGGTGATACAAGGCTTAACGTGCCGCCCAACGTCAAACTGCCCGACGATGTAACCGTACCTGTCAGGGTCAAACCGTTAACTGTACCTGTACCGGCAACAGATGTAACTGTGCCGGTTGTGGGTGTTGTCCATGTAGGCACAACACCTGCACCGGCTGAAGTTAACACTTGACCGGACGTGCCCGCCAAAGTTGCTAAAGTCAGACCCGATGCAACATCTAAAGTTGTAACTTTGGCTGACCCTGCGGTTGTAGCACCAAGGCTTGTACCGTTAATTGACCCGCCGGTAATGGTTACAGAACTTGCTGCTTGGACTGCCATTGTACCAAGACCAAGTGCAGTCCTAGCCGCAGAATCGGTCGTAGCACCGGTACCGCCATTGGCAATTGCCAACGTACCGGCAAGAGTAATTGTGCCCGAGCCCGTAATCGGCCCACCGGACGTGGTCAATCCTGTCGTGCCACCTGACACATCAACGCTTGTGACCGTGCCTGAACCGGCAATAGATTGCCAGGTTGGGGCAGACGCACCGTTAGAAGTTAACACTTGCCCTGCCGTACCCGTTGCACCGGCTAAAGACAGAGTTGAGTCAATGCGTAGCGTTGTAACCGTGGCAGCGGCGGGAGTAGACCCACCAAGAACCAAACTGTTGGCTGTACCGCCGGTGATAGTCACGGCAGTAGCGTTTTGTACCGACATCGTACCCAAACCGGTGATGTCGGTGCTAGGGATGGTCGCCGAGGCAGTCATGGCACTTGTGCCATTGCCCTTGACGTAACCCGTCAAAGTTACCGCACCCGTGCCACCGTAAGGCACCGTAATGGTTGAGCCATTCCACGCACCGGCAAGCACCGCACCAGTAAGCGTAATGTTACGAAAGGTTGCGTCGTTGGACGAATCTTTGATAGACAACGTGCCGTTAACAGCGGGCACGGTAATCGTAAAATTACCGACTGCATCAGCAGAAGATAAAGTGGTTGTGCCGCCTAATGTATCGGCATCAAAAATTAAGCGGCTCATGGCAACCCTTTATTCGTAAATGACAGTTGCAGCAACCGTACCACTAATCACTACGTTTAGCCCTTGATTAAAAAATGCCCCATCTAAAGAGCCAAAAGGGTAAAAGGTAGCACCAACAGGCGTAAACACACCGACCATTGTGGTGGCTGTGCCTGATTGCACGTCATAAATGGTGATCGTGGGCGTAGATGACGCTGAACTTACAAAGATGCCTCTGAGTTTGCCTTGACCAACTTTGATTTGTTTAGACGCCGTGATGTAGGTGTAATTTGCCATGATATGCCTTACGAAAGGAATTTGAGTCGATAAAGCGTGGAAAGATAAAGGGTAATGATTTCGTCAATCAAATTCTGTAAAGCCGAATCTGTTTTGTCGCAAATGTCGTAGCGATATTTTTCAATATCCTCAAGCTGGTCTTCTAAAAACTCGGTGACATTAGCCGTTTTCTTAGAGGATTGCAAAGTGATTGCACCAATCATGCCGTTGCGACCTTGGTAGGCCTCGGCAAAATTGTCAGTTAAGTCGATGATATTCTCATAGAACTTTTGCAACGCTTTGTGCTTGGAATAGCTGCGTGTGTTCAGATGTACAGAATGTGTAACATCGCGCGCTAAGAAAAACATTCCTACGAAATCTGCCACTTTCATTGTGGTTGCTCCATCATTGGGGGCGGTTGCATCATGTCTTGTTCAGGTGGAGGCTGCTGCATACCTTGATCCATTGGAGGCTGCATCATGTCTTGTTCCATAGGCGGCATCTCGAACTGCTGGCGCTGTGGTGCGCCGCCAATCAGATCACCCGTATCCATTGCAGCGGCTACCGTACCCATTACAATGTCTTGGATTTGCTCAAAAGTCATGCCCGCTTGAACGGCCGAGATACGCTTGGTTTCAGCATCAAAGGCTTTGATCTGCGCCTCATAGTTCTTGCGCTCAATGTCTTGGGCTTCCATAGACTTAGACACGTTTTGCAGCATAGTGTGCATCTGTTCCATCTCTTGCGCCATCGCTTGCATCTGCTGCTCGGCGGCTTGGAGGGCTGGGTCTTTGTCGCCGTCATCCATGAGTTTTGGATCAATGGTCTTGGCAAAGCGTTTAGCCATCTCTTGTGCGCCAGGCCAATCCATGTTCTTGATGAACAGATCGCCCGCAACCGACCACAGTTGTGGGTTGCCTTGCAACAATTGACCCATCGACTCGAGCGCCTCTTGGCGTTTGGTCATGTAGCTTGGGCCGGTGGTGACCATCACATCATACGTTCCAACACCAGGGTTGTAAATCTTGTCGATTTCTAACCCGTTTTGGTCAACAATTTTTTTGACCGGTTCTTGCTGCATAGGGTCGATTTTGGCTGAGTCAGGCTCACCGTCTTCGCCCATAATGCGGGCAACACGCTGTGTGTCGTAAATCTTAGGCACTAAATTAATGATTTGGCGGGTAATGTGCCGAATGGCTCGAGCCAAGTTATCAACGTAGTGGTAAGTGCCTGTGTCGGTCTGACGCTCACGCGCCATGATGGCCTTGCCTGAACGCTCGTTAGAGGTCGCACCAAGGCTCGAGTCATATTGCCCTGTCGTTGACTTAATATCGTCGCTAGCGCCCGCTTTGGCTTGCAGCAAGCCACTTGACGCCATAGGGGGTTGTGCGCGTTGGGGTAGTGGTAATGTACCGCCCGCACCGTCGGTCACATCAGGGTTAACTTCAAGGTAAGGCCAGTTGGTTGTGTTGGCAGTTTTCCACTGCATTTCATAACCTTCAAACTGACCGCCGTACCCGATAAACGGTGCTTTGGGCGCCAGGGCAAGCATCTCAGCCTCTTGGCTCACCCAATAGTTGTACATCCGCTGCGCGTCCTTGGCATTACGAACAATGCCCGACACATGAATGCGCCCGTCAATCTCAAATTCGTTGCCAACCACTCGCACAACCGGAATCCAATCGCCCGCCCAATCGTTAGACTCTAGCACTTCAAAGCCATTGATCTTGCAATGTTTGACTTTTTTAATGTCAACCAAGCGACTTTTGATCGGTTTCATGCCCAACTGAACCATTTGCTGGTCTTCAGGTGAGCCTTTTAGGGCGCTTACGTTGCCGTAGTACAGGTTTAGCGTAGCTTTTTCATGCTCAACGTAGTAATAATCAGCGATCCGAATGGTGTCTACACTTAACCAAGGTGCGTAGGATTCATTACCCACGCTTTGCGCCTGTAAGGATGACACAGGTTGTGCATCCGGAAACATACGCTCAAAATCCTCGAGCATGAGGTCTTCAGTTACAAAACACCATTGGGCGTCTGAGCCGCACGGGTCTTGGATCGTTGGATCCATGTAGACTGAGAAAGAGTTGCGAATACGCCCGATCTTGATGTTCTGATCAAACGAATTGGCGCTCTCATACTCGGTGAGCAACCGGATATAGCCCTCACCATACGCTACTTGGTTTTCACAAGCGGTGTCGTATGCGACGTCCGCGTCAGACATATACTCAATGTGACGCACCATGCCGTTAAAAATCTCAGCAACTTCAACGTCAGCTTTGTCGTCAGCCGGAATTACTTTTCCGCTAGGACGATTTTGGCGTTGGTCGTTGGTGACTTGTCTGACGTGCTGGGGGAGTTTGTTGATGGTAAGGCAGGGGCGCGCGTTAATGGTTTGCCCTTGGACTGAGCCCCGAGTAGCCAACACGTCGGCTGGCCATTGGAATTGATTGTCTGGACTTGCTGCATAGAATCGAAGGTCATCAAGTTCATCCTCACGGCTATCAGAATAGGCGGCAATCGCCATTGTCATGCGATGCAGTGCGGTTTCTATGATGTCTTTGTCTTTCATACCAATCCGATTACGTCCTTGTCTTTCATCAGGATCAAATCTTCGTACTTGCGGTCAATTGTACCGCTGTACATGACGTGATCACCTACACTCACCATAAGTGGGCGTTTTGAATCTTTCTTGCCAGGCCCGACTGCCACGACCACGCCTGTGCGGGTGTCTTCCTCGGGCATGATAATCAGCCCGCTTTGCACAAACGGGTCAGGGCGTACTGCAATGTTGTCGTGCAATGGTTGGATCATTTCTTCTTTGCAGTTTTGGCTGATTGTTTAAAGTCTTTGGCGGTCGGGGCGTTTTTTGACCCGACTTTGTTCATTTTCTCGCCTGAGCCCTCTTTAATGCGCTCGCGTTTTGCGTGAATATTTGCGTACAAACCAGTTTTCAACATTTCCACCGTTTTAAAGAAGCCTTTGCACGTTCGCCATCCTTGGCATGGGCTGCAACCGCGCCCATTCTTGCACAAAAGGACGCCTTGCGCCCTTTATCTGCTTCGGTCTTAGGATTGGGGGCGGGTGCCTTTAGGTTTGAGCCCGTTTCCGCATTGTACTTGGCTCGGCCCTTGGCGGTTAACCCCGCGCCTTGAGAGGCGGGTAGTTTCTCGCCTCGCCCTACCGATAACGACACGGATTTCTTAGCCATTATGCGCAGTGAATGATTGCAAAGTTAAGGACAACAGCTTCAGCGAGTGGGTTTGCGCTAATGTTACGCAGGGTGATGGTCGCCGAGCCCGCTGCCATGCTAGACACAAAAGCGTTGTAAGACGCTGACGTGCCGTTGGTCACGTTCAGAATCAGTACGTCTTTAGCCGACAATAAGCTGTTAGTCAGCGTAAAGGTCACGTTTGTGGTTGCAGCCAAGGAGGCTGCGTTCAAGGTAATCTGACCGGCAGAGGCGTTAAGCGTCACGCCAGTAGATTTTGAAGTTAACTGAGTGACCGCACCTTGTGCCGGAGTTCCATAACCAATCTCTACGTCTGCGTAAACAGTTGTACCTTCGATTGTGCTAGGTGTTGTTAAGCCAATAGGTGTGTTGTCAATTGTACCGCCGGAAATAACTTGATCGGCAAACGCTACGCCGATAGGTTGTGTATTAGGCATTTCAAGCTCCCATCCAAGAAGTTTGTAAACTATTAGTTGATTGACTACGGCGCTTTGGTTCTGCGTACTCTCGGTGCGCGACGGGAAATGCAAACGTCACGCATATAGCATCTGCTGCATCAGGCGAGGCTAACCCCCGCGCTTTCATGTCCTTCTTAGACTCTAAAAAGATCGTACCTTTAGAGTCGGGCTTCATTACAGGTGATATTAAATCAGTTTTAAGTATCCTGTCACTAGGAATCGATGCAGTTTTAAGCCATTGACGCATATCACCCCACATCTGAGCCCTTAAATTACCATACATCAACGGGTTTTTTGATTTATTTCCGAAATTCACGCCCCGAATCTTGTAGCGTTGCTCTTTTAGGCGATCCACCACGCCCCCGCCCACGCCACCTTCGTCAATGACCACCAACGCTGGCTTATATTCTTCAATACACTCAATGACGTGCCCCACGACCGTCATCGTATCGTCGCCTTTGAAGCGTTTGATGCCAATAATGTCGCGCCCTTGTCTGATGGCGATCACGGTCGAGTCCGAACCAAAGCGTGCAGGGTCAACACCCACGATAATGGGGGCGGATAGGTCTTTCAGGCGTGGGCGACGCATGGCTTCATCAACGATCGATGATGATATGAACTGATCATCACCCGCAGAGGGAAAGTCACCATAGACCTCGACCGCAGCTTGTGATGAATCGGCGCCATATTCGTCGATGATCTGCTGATACACCGCCTTGTCCGTACCCTCAACCGTTCTTGCGTCCACAATCTTGGTGTTCCAAAAGTCACGCTTAGAGTTGTGGCATTCGTAGAAGTAACCGGTATTTCTGCGCGGGTTAGAAAACGCCAACCAAAAGCGGTTAGGTGTGTTCTCAGTAAAGAAGCCAGCCGTTACCGCCCAAATAGCGTCATCAATACCGCTTGCCTCGTCAAAGATCACCATCACACCGTCGTAATTGTGAACCCCCGCGTACGCATCAGGGTTTTCGCTTGACCACAGCCTGCCTTCTACCGACCAATAGCGTGTGCCTTTCTTTAGGTCACGCTCGACTAGTTCGGTAATCCACTTAGCGGGCATGAGGCGGGTGGCGCTGACTTCAAACCAATGTGAGTTTAAGGACATGGCGAGCCACTTGGTAATCTCGGCCCAGGTGACCGATCGTAACTGTGATTCGCTGTTGGCTGAAATAATGGTCGTTGAGCCAATCCGTGTGGAGAGCATCCACAGGGTGAGCCAACTGACCAACGCTGACTTGCCAATTCCGCGACCGGATGACGTTGCCATGCGGAAGGTGTCAAAGTCAATCTTGCCGCCGTTCTGCTTAATATGGGCGGTTAAGTCTTGCAGCACTTCCCGTTGCCAACGGCGTGGGCCTGAGAAGTGTTCTAGCGGTGTGCCTTTTTGACCCCAAGGGAATGCGTAGAGTACAAACGCTAGTGGGTCATCCTTGATCTTGGGCGACCAAAGCGCCGACATTAGACGCATCTCTTCGGCGGCGCTGTATTGTGTCGTCTGCATCCGTGGGTTCCATATCTATAGTAAGACCGTGTTGAACGCGCGAGTCAGCTTGCTCAAGCGCGGTGATGATGCTGATCTGTTGCGTCACGTCCACCTGCACTTGCTGCTTGGCAACCCAATCGTGTTTGTGTTTCAGAAACTCCAACGCCATCTTAGCGTCGCCCGCTAACGCCGCATCACGCACAACCTGCGACATCTCGGACTCTGAATCCGCACGGCCTTGCATGGCGGCTAATTCGACCACAGGGTCTAGCTGGCAGAGTTTACGAAACTCCTCGGGCATCATGCCAGCCTTCAACGCAAGCGCGTCATTAGACAGACCAAGACGCGCAGCCTCATAGACGCGCAACAAACGCGACTCGGTGGCGCGGACTTCGCGGGGTGTGAAGTGTAGAGATAACATTTTGCGATTGTAGGTCATGTGGGCAATTTATTATATAAAAAAAATTTTGTTGGCATAACCTCCGCTAGCTACGGCCCTGTGCAGGGCCCTACCCCCCCCCTATCAAATACTTAGGGCTCTTATGCTGCACTGCGGTAGCTGCACTGCACAATGCTGCACTGCAACATGCCGGTGGCCGAGAGGTTTTAACGACGGCGAGCGGTGCCTGGCTAACGCCTGGTAACCGGTAACGGCTAGCAGAATGCACAACACAACGCGGTCGAGCGGTGGCAGGCCGTTAGCAAAATGTAGGTCATGTCGGTCATGTAGCCATCGAAAAAAAGTCAACGCTAGCCTATGTGCAAAAAGTGAGCAACACGCCACGGCGTGCGCGTTTGCGCTCCGACATAAAATATAGCTGTACATATATACAGTATATTTAAAAACTTACTATCTAATCTAATAAATGACTACCTTATACATCAAGTCATTTAAAGCCATAATTTATAAGGCTTTTTATGTTAGTCATTCGCGCACAATTACATACCCACGAAATAACCCACATGACCGACAAAATTGTGAGCATTTGTGAGCTTTTTGCTATAAATAATTGTACACTGCTATAAAATCATGTACAATGTAGTTTCTGACAACAAACCTGGTAGACGAAAATGTTAACAAAAGCCAACCAAAAGCAGCTAGTAATCCTTAAGCAAAGCCAAGCGCTAGGCAATTACGGCGCTATTGCGCGCGGCCTGTCTTTTATGATTCGCGCATCATTACGTAAAACAGAACAAGCCGAGTTACGCGCTTTGGCCGCGCAGTTTGGCGTGACTACTCACCCTGATTACATTTGTTAAACCAAACCGGCCGCGCAAGCGGCCATTACTCTAAGGTGCATAACATGAATAAAGTTACTCGCGACATAAACAAGTGGTTCCCTGAACTAAGCGCCGAGCAAGCGCTAGACGTTCACTTGACTTTAATGGCTACAGATATTGATTTCTCAAGCGCGACGAATTACGAGTTAAAACAGGCCGCGCTTGAGGTTATCCGCTCGACTGCGCCGGACGTCTACCGCGCTTACTTCACCAAAGCAAAAGAAAAAGAAAAGGGTTACTTACACGGCGCCGAGGGTTTGCCCGCGACGTCCGTGCATCCCTTGTACGTCAAAATGTACGCAATGGGCCAACGTCACGTTAAGGACTCAAAAAATGTCTAAAGAAACTCTAATTTATGCGTTACCGAAAGGCGAAACGCGCCGCTATTGCGAAGAGTTAATTTCGGTTAAGTGCCAAGACGATGATGATATTGCCCGCGTTAAAGCGGCCGCAAGCGCGGCCGGTTACCACTCATTCCGCGTTGCGTACTACAACGGTGAAAAGCCCAACTTTTTAGGTGCCCTCAATGTCTGAAAAAATTCACGCCATCATTGCCGCGCTGTTAATGTGCTTTGCTTTCTTATTGTCGCTGTACCTCTAAACTTCACTCAAGGTTAAACCATGAAACTTATATTTAAAACTTCCTCGTTATTCGCCGCGCTTGAATGCTCGGCCAAAAAAGATTTACGCTATTACTTGCAAGGTATCAATATTCAAATCACCAAGCCGTTTACCGGTATGGTGTACGGCACCGACGGCCACATACTATTTGCCGGTCAATTGCCGTATGAGGGCGCGTGCGACGTGCCGTTAAACCTCATTATCCCGACCGACGCGGTCAAACGCTTAGACAAAAAAGCCGAGTTCACCGAGTTAGAATTTGACGGCCAAAACTATTTACTTGGCGGCGCGCGCTTTGTGCCCGTCGATGGCCGTTATCCTGACATTGGCCGCAATATTCCGTCGATCGACTCGAGCACCGAACAAACGCCAAGCACCTATAACCCTGATTTATTGGTGCGCGGTCGCGCGGCTCTGTCGCTCTATCTCGGCGTTAAGCCAAAAGATACATTTAACTTTATTCAGCGCGGTTCTGATAGCGCGGTAATGCACGCGGGCACCAATGAGTGCCTAGTCGTCGTTATGCCTATGCGCGCCACGCCCGACGCGCCGTATGCCGGTTTTAACCGCAATTTCATGTAGTAACACTCGGCCGTCAAGCGCGGCCGCTCACTTTCCTAAACTCTAAGGTTAAAAAATGACTCAACGTATAACAGATAAGCAATTAGACTCACTTTGTGAGTATCTCAACAACATTACCAACAGCCCCCAAGCGCCTTGGGCCAATGGCCGCGCCAATGTGGGCAATTATCATATTTCGCGCGCCTACGGCGGCGTTTGCTTGATGCGTCACGTCAACGAGTCCGGCGGCGCGACGTGCCCACTCGGACAGGGCCACGGCACTAAGCGCGAGTTGTACAACACTATGCACGCATACATCAAGGGCTTATTGGCCACGCAAGAGGTGACGGTATGAACTTCAACCATTACGAATATACGTTGGCCGACCATTGGGTGAGCGCCATTATTAACGCCGACTATTCGGGCCTAGATGATGCGGAAGAGAAACAGCTAACCGAGTGGCTAGCAGAGAACCATAAGCCCCAAGGCCATTGGGATATTGTCAGCGACGAAGAGGGCTTTTTTGCCCGCGACGAGATAAGCGACTTGCACGCCAACTGTTTTACCGTACGTCAATATTTCCCTATGGGCGGCTAATCATGCACATTACCAAACAACAGTTAAAAGATATTAGCGCGGCAATGGCGTTTGCCCATTTTTATGTCATAGACCAACGCCCAGGAAACACCGAACAGGCCAAAAAAGACTACGACGCCGTATTTAGCGGCTTGCGCGCGCTTGCCGAGGTGTACACACAAGGAGATGAAAAATGAAGACAGAATTTATTGTAAACGGCAAAAAATATAGCCCATTACCTGTAATTTACTATCATCCTTTTACGGGCCGAGGGGCAATGGTGCGCCCTTGGGTTAAGTACATTCGCTCAAAACGCACCGGCGCGTGGGATTACTCGGTAAAGTTTTTTGCATCCCCCCGAGCAACTAAAGCGGAAATTTCCTCAATATGAAATATAAAACAGGCCAAACCGTTGACGTCGGCGACGTTGTACACGTCAAAAACCGGCCGTATACCGTCTATTCAATAAGCGACACGGTAACCCTGCGTTCAATGTGCGAGCGCGGGTATATAAAGCGCGTATTTCCGGCCGATATCGGCGCTTACATACCGCGCCTAAACCCTTTATTTCAAGGGCTGATGCCAATATGACTATCTCACTCATTGCGGCCGCTACGGTCATTCTATTGATTCTAGTCTTTGACCTGTAGCACCACGCAAACCCTCAGAACCCGCTTAGGCGGGTTTTTTTTATTGGTGTAACACTAGCCAACGGCGTACCGGCGCGCACTACCAAACCCTCGGCCATAGCGCGCAGTTCTGACTTTTTAAGGCTAACCATATCCGGCGCGCAATAAACTTGCTTTTTAGATGTATATTCGCGCGACGATAAGCGCCCGCAGTCGAACCAATTGCACTCAAGCAATGCGTGTAATAGGGCGCCCTGGCTGACCTTATAAGTGCCTGGGGCGTTGAGCGACAGGGTATCGCATATCGCGTGAAACGGCGACGCGATAACGCCACCGGCGAACACCCCTCGGCGCTCTCGAATCATATCGACCAAGTAACTTTCATTTGCCGACATACCCTGTTCGACTAGGGTAAGTTTAAATTCAGTCACGGGGGGCGCGGCTGACGGGTTAAACGCGCTCACGTCGCGCGCGTACAACCAAGCCGCGCACGCGGCAACACCGCCACGGGCGAACCACGCCCATATCTTGGCACTTACCTCGGGGGCCATGCGGGGGGCGTTTGATTTAAGGGCAAACCACCGGCGATCTTGACTATCTAGGGTAATGGGCACCGCGTCATTAGAAAAGGCCAACACTAGGCACCTATTCACCATATCGTAGGGTTTCAGGCCCTTACGGTTGATCGACAGGTACTCGGGGGGCGCGGCGATAATGGGCTTTAATTTGTTGGCAAGAGCTCTACGGTCTTTCGCGTCGGGTTCGCGCAATTCGTTCAGTATCAGTATTTCGCTTTCGAGCGCGTAATTAAACTGTGACGACATAGTGTCAGAATCAAGCAAGCCACGGTTCACGGCGTTATCACCGCACACGGCCCATATAAACGGGTGCCACATAGTGTCTTTGCCCGAGCCCTGTACGCCCGTATGTAGTACCGCGTGGTTGATCTTGATTTGGGGGTGTTGCAGTTTATACGCCATGACATTAAAACAATGCTCGAGCGTATCCGCGTCGGGCACTAGGTGCCTACAATGCTCAAGCCACGGGGTAATGTCGCCCGCTATGGCCACGGGCCGAGCATCGCGCCACCGGTTACCGTACACGTCGCCACCACGCGACACTAAAACAGTATCACCGGCCGCGTACGTTATCCCCACCAATGCGGGGGCGCCGTTCTCTTGGCGTAGTTCATCAAAACAGACTGAGGCCTCAATATGACGGCCGGTGCGAATTGACTTGCAAATGACGTGCCGGTAAAGCGCGTTAAACGTGCCTCGGCTGATCTCGCGCCTATCTTGCAAATCAAAATAGCTATCGTCGGACTGAATGTAAGCAAACCGGCCGAACCACTCGCGCTTTTGTACGCGCCCAAGCTCTCGGTTTTCTATCTCGGTTTGACGTTTTTTAACGTCATCGGGGAAAGCGGCCGTGGGGGCGATAATTTCATAGGCCTTGGCCATTGTTTTAGCTAGCAATTCATCGCGCAAACCTGGCGCGGCACTCGGGCCCCCTTGGCCCTCGACCCATTCAAGGAAGATATGGCTGTCGAGTTGCAAGCAATGCGAGTGTAGGCAACAGTAGGCGCGCATAGACGGGTTGTAACGCCCCTGCGGGTTGCCGTCTGTGTGTTCGTGTGCATTGGGGCAAACCACGCCCGCCCAGCCTTCGCTGTTGGGGCGACTGATCACTAAGCTGTTCTCGGCCAACCACGCAAAGATGTTATCGGTGCCATCATCCTCTACTTTGATCGGCCGGTACGCGTTGGATTCGACGGGGCCCGACGTGACACCAAACGCGCCCATAATCTGCGGCAAACTAAACTCACGCTCGGGGTGAAATTCGGTTAACACCGACTTGAACCCGTTACGCTCGGGCTTGAGGTTGACGCTGCCAGGTATCCTAAAGTTGCGTACGGCATTAGTCGCGCCTTTATCGGTGTAACCCGCCTCGGCAATTGCTTTGATAGCTGCGCTAAAGACTTGGTGCGTGGGTTGATCGTCTAAGGCAAACGTATAGCCCCATTGGAAGTTATCGGGGGAGGTTTCGATCTTCCAAGTGGGCTCAAGCGGCGGCGCTTTCGATTTGGTGCCCACGTCATCAAGCACAAGAAAGGCAACATGGTCGCAATTGTGAATCGACGCGCTCGGTTTACTCTTAAAGCGATCGACAATAAACGACGCGGTATTGGCGTACCACGCGCCGCCTTCTTTGTACTCATGTGGGTAAAAGGCTGGCCATGTGGCCTTGATCGTGCCGTCGGCGTGTTGTTCTTTTCCAACAGGCTTTTGCTTGACTAATAGACAGGTTTCACCCTCGGGGGCGACTTTTGAAATATAATCAACGAAGTCCAATGCAATACTCCTTAGTTGTTTTGAAGCCACCCTAGCCGGTGGCTTTTTTTTATTTAACAGCGGCTAAACCGACTGCGTGCAATTTTCGGTCGTCATAGTTTTCTTTGACTGTGCCGTACTTTAAATTACTAAGCACGTTATTAGTTTTGACGCCGTCTAAATGTCTGATCTCGCATCGGCCATTTAAATCAGGCCTTTGACCCTCAAAAGCAAGCAAAACTAACTCATGAATATAAGCGGTTTTTAAAACCCCCGCACGGGCTAGTTTTACACTCAAATAACTATTTGATATAAATTGTTTCAAATCTTTACCTGTGTAAGTCATACCTTTATGGCGGCCATAAGGTACAAATCGCGTTAACGATCGTACATTGCCATAATTGCTTACTTCGTAAAATCCGTCATAACCTGGTATTGCAGTCCATAATTCCATTTTTATCCTTTACCATACCGAGCCATTGTTTGAATCTCGGCGTCTAGTGGCAGACCTTGCGCCCACGGGGGCGGCGTACACATTACTTGCCTTAACCGCTCGGTGACGGTTTCGGGCTGATCGGTTTCAATAACAATTTCGTCGTGAACGTGGAGTACAACGTCGTCAAGGGCTCGGAGAGCGTAACGTAGTACGTCGTTCGCACAGGCTTGAGTGATGTTCTCGCAAGCAAGCCCACGCCATAGTCGGGCGCGTGGCCATTCATGGGCGTCGGCGGCGGGCTTCCATGCTGCTTTGGCGTATGAAATTCCATCTTCTTCAAGTTTGGCGTAAGGGTAGCAGAGGATGCGACCCGAGGGTAAAGCGTACCATAGATGCTGCCCGTCATACAGGTAGGTTACCCTACCCGCCACGATTTCTTTACCCTTATTACGCATGGCGATCATGTAGCCAGTTTCCAACTCTTGCCAGTAGCGCACCGCCCATTGGTTTGCGCGGCGCCAGGCGTCCACGGTGCGCTGCGCATCCGACTCGGTCATGGTTAACCCGTACGCTCGACCCATTGCAGAAAACGCACCTAAACCCCCGCCGAAACCACAGGCAAGGATTGCGACCTTACCGATCTGTCTTTGGTCGGGCGTGACTTGGTCTTCAGGTATCTTGTACATGGCGGCAGCTTCCCGTATGTAAATGTCGCGGCCTGACCTGAACACGTCTAGCACGTCATCGCCTCGACCCGACAACCACGGCGTCATCCTAGCTTCGATCTGCGCCCAATCGGCTACCACCAAGGACTTACCCTTAGCCGGTATGATCGCGGGTCTGAGCATCCCTTTTAGAACGTCTGTGACCCTCTTACCAAACTGGGGAACGATGGGGTGTCCTTGAACCATGCTTGCTCTAACAGATTCAGGGTCGCGGGCACACTTTCTTGTGAAATTATGGACTTGAGCGCCGTAGCTAGACGCTCTACCCGTTGCGGATCCACCGGCGAACACGAACGCTCCACGAACGCGGCTATCTCCCACATCAGCCAACTCTTGTAAGCGTGAGAACTTCGCAACCGACGACGCCCAGAGATCATCGGCACATTGGATAACCTCGGCAACGTCGGGCGGTAGGTCTTCCACGGCCAAGAGGTTTGCGCGTACGCGCTTGTCAATCGAATACTTTCCATCTTCCACTTCCATGAGTTTTAACTGCTCGGGGCTTAGTCTTTCTTGAACCCAAGCGCGCATCTTCGGCGAGCGGACTGACGTGATTTGGCCATTGGTGACACTTCTGACAATGGACTGAATATCCTCGAGTTCCGTGGCCGCGTAAGAGATGGCTGCGCTGGCAAGAGGCACGTCCACCAAAACACCTCTGTCGTTAATTTTTTCGTTGACATGGTAATCCTCCAACTCTTCATCTGATAGGGGGCGTAGGCTTTGACTGACGGCGCGCATGGCGCGCACGTCTTGCTCACAGTATTGCACCATTTCAAGCATTAGCGCAGGGTCGTCTTTAAACGGCGGTACGCACAACGCCCTAATCAACTGCGCGCCACGGTAATCTTTCTTCATGCTCGCACCGGCAAACCGGCCCACGTCTTCAAGGCTACCAGGCGCGCAATTGGCGCGCGCTTGAGTGGCTGTGCAATAGAACTGCTCTAGCTTGAAGTTGATCTGTAAGACGTACCAAAAAATCAAGCGCTCAAAGGCTGCGTTGTGGGCGTAGATCAAGCCCTTGTGATCGCGTACACGCTTAGGAAACGGCTGCGTGGGTAACCACGTCACAACGTCTTCATCGTCAAAGGCGTAGGACATACACAACACATCGGTCGTTGCGTCTTGCGCGTAGTTGTAGACGCCATGCTTCTTTAGGTCGCAATGACTACGCGTTTCAAAGTCAACCCATAGCATATTGCTTACGGATTTTGCCACCCGCTCCTGCGTTGATGACCGCTGCGTTAACCCATATTTTGCTGCCAGTTGGCAGACGTCTTATGTGACCCCGACGCAAGTGTTCGCGGGGGCTGCGGTGACTACCTCCCGCGTGGCCGTGGCCGGTGCCCGCTGGGCGATCTATCGTCAGCACATGGTATTCATCAAAGGGCAACGCACCAAGCGTTTTGCTAGGTTTGCGGGTAGGTAATTTTTCAGCTTTAACATTACTGCACGCCAAAGCGTTAAGAAAACCAAGCAAAGTATCAACGCCCAAATTTGTAAATAACTTCATGTCTTCTTTATATTTTTCTTCTACCAAACGCCTTTTAATAGCAAACTGTACATTACCGTCTATGTCCTGCCGCATAAATTCTGTTTTAGGTGTGCTAGCAAATCCGAGTGGAAGCCACGCTTCCTCTGACCCAGCCCAAACGCACATCAATATTTGCGCTTCGTCTTCTATTGCATAAATAACTATTTTTCTTGAGTTTTTGCCAAGGATAGCAAATTCCAAAACAATAGACGCATAAGGTAAATGTAATTCGGTAATATCACTAAGACCTTTTAATTTTGGGTCTTCTATAATTTTACCGTCGCCAGGCAAAGTAAATTTAACCGCAAAATCTAACCCATCTAATAGCACATCTACCGGCATTTTAGGTAGCTCTTTTTTAACATGATCGCGCAACGACGATTTAGCATATAGTTTTTTAATTTGACGACAAAAATTTAATGGTTCCATTTGACTCTACCTTAGTTTAGTTTATAGGTGGGGGCGTCAATTTGGTCGTTGCAATCTGTGCGCTGGAAGGCAAGAAAAACACGCACTTACGACATCCTTGATGGGCTTGCCTAACCGCCCCCTGAACCTTACTCGGCTACTTCAGGCTTTGGCAACTGTGGAATAGCTTGCGCGCGAATCTTAGCGATCAGGCCTTCGACCTGTTCGTAAGGTTGACGTCCGAGCATACCCATAATTGCGTTGACTTCATCAACTGTAAAAGTCAAATCGATCATGTTGCGCTCCTACGACGGCGGGCGGGTGCAGCATCAATAGCAGACGCTACGGGTGAGGTGTCGGGCTCGACTTCAGGCTCTTCGCCATCCATCGACACCCACGACTGAATGTCAAACAGAGGTGTGAAAATACGGCCATACGACTTGTGCTGATAGTGTTCTTTTTTAAGTAACACAACAGGCACAGGCTTAGACTGATCCTTGTCCACTTGTTCGGCAATCGCAACCGCTAAAGTTTGTACGCCACGCTTGCCACCGGCCGAGGTGGTGGTGTAACGCGCTTCCAAACCTTTGTCTTCGCCAGTCAAACACTTGATCGACATACCGACCTGCACTTCCCAACCACGTTTGGCGCCCGAGGGGGCGTCATCCATTTCGGGCAATGGCTCAGACACAGACACCATCTTTTCAGCGAGAACGTCACCATCACCCCACGCAATGTAGCCGTGGACGAATGAGAACGGGTTAACTGCCCAAGTCGAGTCAGCTTCGACTTCTTCTTGATCAGCACCAAAGACCCAGTGCCCAGTTTTGTCCATCTTGATGATGACCGTACCAGTTGGGCCAACGTCGGCTTGAATGGTACGCAGGGCTGTAGAGAGTGACTTTACTTCAGGGAGTTTTGCTAAATTAAACATTTACTTTACCTTTAGAGTAGTTTTAGGTTTGCAAGTTGCGCGCCTAGGTTAATAACCGCTGGACGCGGATCAGATTCCGCAGCCAACGTACTGCCCGAACTAACGCTTACTGCTACGTCAGCCGGAAAGTTCTTTTTGCCGATCAACTTCTCGGCTTGAGCGACAGAGATTAGCTTACTCTCATACGCTTTGTCACCTAATAAATCTTTTGCTACTTGGTCATTCACCCATTGACGTGTGCCCCTTTTGGCGACCAACTTAAAACCTGGCACACGCACGTTGTTCTCAAGCATATCGTACGCAAGTACGCGCACGGCGTCGATCCACGACTCAAGTTGTTCGGCTTGCGCGAGATACTCGCTCACCTTATCAGCGTCAAGGTTCACAAGCGCGGTCTTCAGCGCCCGATCAACAGCACCGGTTACCTTGGGGCAGGTGGGTTTGGCTGCACACCACCGGCAATGCTCACCGGACTCTAGCTTAGTGCGTGGGCCGTTGACCGCAGCGATCAAATCAAACTCAAACTCGGCGATACGTTTAGGCGTTGTCACCCAACGCTTCACCATCGGCGGCTGAACAATAATGATTTCAATTTCATCAACATCTTCAAACACCCACGCAGTTTCCGGTGTACGCATGGCGGCAGCAGCGTAGAACATTCCTTGATAGTTCTCAGTTGCCTCGACAGCCACGCCGTTGCCAAACTTCCAATCCAACACAATTGCCTTCTTGCCGATCCGACCAAGTAGATCAGCAGAGCCGAACACGCCTGGCAGAAGATCACCAAAGTTGACGCTGCTTTCCACAGCAAACTCCATCTGCTTATCGGGATCAATTTCATCCAACGCCGCAAGCGCCACAGCAATCTTGTCATCGTACAACTCCTGTGTAAGCGTGATGCCTTCGTAGACCATACCGATTACGCTTTCAGGCGTAGCCTTGCAATCAAGGATTTGACTAATGGCGTCGTGTAAAAGTGTGCCTTCGTTAGCGTACTTGCTAGACGGCTTTGGTGGCATCTTAGCGACCAGTTCAATTGATGCGGGGCAAGCGATAACGCGCTTGGCGGTTGAGCCGCCGACGATAGTTGAGTGATTCATTATTTAATCCCTTCAATAGCCAAGAGGTTTTGAATTTGTACGGCGATGTCTTGAATTTTCTTTTGTGACTCGGCTTTTACTTCTTGCATCTGCGCGCGCAACGATTCAATTTTATTAACAATCATGTCGCTTTGCGGAACCAATTGAATTTCAATCTTAGCGGTGCCGACTTTGGTATAACCAATCTCTACCCAAAAAGCAGATTCATCTCGAAACGTAAGATGTTTAACCAACTCTTCGGGGGTAGCGTTATGCAGTTCTTCAGGTGACATTAGGCTTGAACTGCCAAGGTAAGCGGTAGCGGTAACTTTCATTTTGTGTAGTCCAATTTAGTTTAGAGAGATTTAATTGTACACGATTTTTTGCTTGTGTTATACTTTTTTACATGAAAGAATCAGAAATCGAAAATTATTTTAAATGGGCAGTCGAACGCGCGGGCGGCAAGACGTATAAGTTTACGTCACCTAGCCACCGTGGCGTGGCGGATCGTATAGCGTGTTTCCCTATGGGGGCGACATGGTTTGTAGAACTCAAGACTAAAGGAGGTCGATTGTCAGAATTACAAAAAATTTTTGCTGCCGACATGGCTAAATTAAACCAAAACTACAGTTGTCTATGGACTAAGGAGCAGGTCGATGCGTTTATTAGTAGCTTGTGAATATAGTGGCACCGTACGCGACGCGTTTATACGGGCAGGGCATGACGCCATGTCGTGTGACTTGTTGCCAACGGACGCGCCAGGCCCGCACTACCAAGGTGATGTGTTTGACATCATTGGTGATGGGTGGGATATGATGATCGCCCACCCGCCTTGCACTTACCTGTCGGTGTCAGGTATGCATTGGACGACGCGGGGGTTGCGTGACCCGCAACTGACCGAAGACGCGTTGACTTTTGTGCAGCGTTTGATGGCCGCGCCCATAGAGCGTATCGCGTTAGAAAACCCGATCAGCATTATCAGTAGCCGAATCCGTAAGCCCGATCAGATCGTGCAGCCGTGGTGGTTTGGCCATGACGCCAGTAAGAAGACGTGCTTGTGGCTTAAAAACTTACCTTTGCTTGTGCCGACCGACAAGCTAGAGGGCGACAACAAAACACGCAGGGGCAATCAGACCGCGAGTGGGCAGAACAAATTGCCGCCAAGCGCTGACCGGTGGAAGATTCGCAGTAAAACCTATGAGGGCATTGCTAACGCAATGGCAGCGCAATGGAACTAAGACCTTATCAGAGTGAAGCCGCCGTCTTTCTAGTTCAGCATGACCGCGCTATGGTGTTAGCCCCTGTAGGGGCCGGTAAGACAGCGATTACATTGACCGCTATGCAAACCTCACCGGTAAAGCGTTGGCTTGTCTTAGCCCCTAAACGTGTGGCGACAAGCGTATGGGGCGCTGAAGCGCGTAAGTGGGCACCCGATTTGCGGTTAGCCGTGTGCGTTGGCACACCTTTGCAACGCTTGGCCGCGCTTCAGTCTAACGCGCCAATCGTTGTGACCAACTACGACAATTTGCAATGGTTGGCTGAACAGTATTTAAATTTCGACGGCGTTGTGTTTGATGAACTAACACGGCTGAAGAACCCTTCGGGGGCGCGCTTTAAGGCGTTACTCAAAGTCATTGAGCCTATGACCGTGCGCTGGGGCCTGACCGGATCGTTCACAAGTAACGGTTTAGAAGACGTGTTCGGCCAATGCAAGATCGTTGACCAATCCTTGCTTGGGCGCAGCAAGGGCGCGTTTATGCAAACGTACTTTGTGCTGATGAACAAAGAATACGGCGAGTGGGCGCCACGCCCCAAGGCGTTGCAGTCGGTCATGGAGCGTATCAAGCCCGCGACCTATCTGCTTGAGCCTGGTGAATACGCCGACAAGCTGCCGCCCTGCCACACCGTTGAGATGCGCTGTGACATGGACATGACGCAATACAAGGAAATGAAAAAAGAGTTTGTGTTGCGCTTTGGCGATACGCAGATTGCAGCGGTTAACGCAGGGGTTGTGACCGGCAAATTGCAACAGATGGCGTCGGGGTTTATTTACCGCACCGATACCTGGGCGGGCGCGTTTGGTTTTGAAACTACGTCCACCGGCATTTGGTTAAGCCGACATAAGTTTGATTTGTTAGATGATTTACTAGAGGAGAATCAGCGTGCGAACACCATCATCGCCTACACCTACAAAGAAGAACTTGCCGAGCTTAAGCGCCAGTACCCCCACGCCGTCACTCTCGACGACAAAGACGCCATTGAGCGCTGGAATGCGGGAAAAGTGGAGTTGTTACTTGTCCACCCCAAGTCAGCCGGTCACGGGCTTAACCTGCAACACGGCGGTTGCAGGATGGTCTTTCTGTCATTGCCTTGGAGCCTTGAGCTCTACGAACAGACCGTAGGGCGTATCCACCGTTCAGGTCAGCAGCATGATGTGTGGGTCTATGTGTTGCTCACCAACAATACCGTTGATGAAAAAATTTGGGCGGCGTTGCACGACAAGCGCGCCGTGTCTGATATTGCTTTGGAGGCTTTGAAATGAGAACACCTGACAAGATAATTGCGTTTTGTACTAAGCCGCATACGGCGCAAGAGATTTCCGATCATTGCAAGATACAGCGCAGCAGCATCTACAGCGCGTTGGGGCGCTTACAGATGAAAGGGCTAGTCAAGCGTGTCGATACCGAGCCCGCCACTTACATAGTGTCTACACCTACGGTCGTTGAACATTTTGAAAACCTAGTTATTAAACACGCCCATAACCCTTTTGGATTAAGAGCATGACACCTGACAAAATACTACGCAACCTTGAAAACGGATACTTTATGACCCACGTTGAACAAGAGGAGGCTGCTAACTATATACGCGCGCTGCAAGAGTCGAACAGGATATTGCAAGAAGGGATACTTAAATACCTTGAGGAATTGGCTGCGATGCGCCGTGAATTAACCCAACTACAAAAGGAATTTGATGAAAATTGATCTACTACGCGCGCAACTGGCGGCGGCCAAGGACGTGCTGCGCCACCGTCAGAAGCTAATGAACGAAGCGACACGGGCCTACAACCGTGTTTTTGTAACTGTTAAAAAATTGGAGGACAAATATGCTAATCACTTGGCGAAGACTAAATGAGTACATGGCTACCTATACTGAAGAAGAGATCATGGCCATGCTTGAGTACGAACGCACCCATGAGCGTCGGGTGAAGATGCTGTTGCGCTTGCACCAGCGCGCAAACTCTCTGCGCGTTGCGCGTGAGCGTATTGAACTGTTGAAAGAAGCGGTGCGTCCGTGAGCTACATCGTTGCATCCCTACCCCCGCTCAAGTGTTTCGTACGCCGTGAGTTCTTGTACAACTTCACCAAAGGGCACGGAGAATACGAACCGGCTATTTGGGTGAGCATCAAGGCACTCAGGGGCCAAGTGTTTCGCATTGAGAGCCTTCTGCTTGCCTATGGCGCGCTCTACGACAAGCTGCCAATACACGCCTATGTGTGGAATACCAATAGCCCTGCGTCGCTCCCCATTGACACGCTACAGCTTTGGGATTGTATGGGTTACAAGTTTACGGTGATTGAGAAGATTGGACTGCGTAACCTGGGCGTTAAGTTTATGTCTAAAGACAAGACGTGGGTGTACGGTAAGTACCTGTTTACGGTGGACTTCTGCGCGGATGGTCAGGACGTGGATACTGGCTTTACCGAGCAGGCCGAGGAACATAAGAGTTTTAACTTTCTCAGGCTCGACAATGGTCAGTTTGCTTGTCAACCGAACAACCGGTGCCTGTGGTACGACCAAAGCCTGATCCCCGCTGACACCAAGCACCCTGACTTTCAAGCAGCGCAAACGTTTTGGACGGTGGACGGCACACGCAAGTGGACAACCGGCACCGATTGGTTTTATAACATTGAGGAGAGGACATGACTGAGAGCCAGGTGTACAAACAAATCATCGAGAACCTCGCACAGATCGACGACGACATTGCTAGGCTGCGCCACCAGCACTTGATGCTACGCGTAGACATTCAAATTCTATTGGAGAAACGAAATGGTATACGACATAATAATGTGGTTCTACGCGTCGATGGCCCTGATGGTAGCGGCGCTTCTGTGGCTGTTTAACACACGCGAGAAACCCCCGCCACCATTTCCCCGCGAGTTAATCTGCGACGGGTGTGGTCAAGTCTGTAGTGATCTTTTAGGAGGGTATTGTGAATACTGCATCAAGAAATACTGACCGTACTGACGCTAACTGGACAGGGCGCATTGCGCGCTCAATCCACACGGGGCGCTACGTTCGACCGTACATCCCCTTGTGGCGCCGAGTGCTTATGCGAGCATTGAATTGGCTTTGACTTTAACGTCAGCCACGCGGTTTAGCCAGCCTTTGCCAAAAGTCGCAAAGGTGCCAAGGGAGCGATAGAAGTCTTCCTTGGCTTGGCTAAACTTTTCAATCAGTTCGACAGGATCAATGGCTTGCACAGCGGCGAGCGTCAGGGGGCCAAAGCCACCATCAGGCGTTACACCCACGGCAGATTGCAATAGCTTGATTGCGCGGCCAGGCCCCGCGTTCACCCCAAAATCAAACATTAGGTAGTCTAGCCCGACAGGCAGATCGTCGGCGCGCACGGCATCCCAATACTTCTTTTTGTACAGAGGCTCAACTTTTTCCGGTGTTAGCCCACGCATTTCAGCTCCATCGGACTCACGGCCTACCCAGTTTTCCCAAGTTGCCTTGGTCACGCCGAGGTTAGTCATGCCGCCAGGGTCTGCGGGATTATTAACGTAACCACCTTCTGACTTGAGCATCAACTCAAACGACTTTTGCC